GTATTTTACGTTGGACAATCAGTTGTTATATCTGGTGCTGGTACTAAATACAACGGCACTAAGACAATTACAGCAGTCCAAGCCAAACAATTTAGTATTACAACAACTCACACAAGCGACAATCCTCGCCACACAGTTGTTCCTTACGGCATTGCAGCAGCAGAGACTTATGCTGATTACACAACAATTCCTGCAATCCAAGAAGCTTCACTCATGATTACAATTGCAATCTGGCAGGCAAGACAATCACCATCAGGTCAAGCAATGACTGTTGATGGATTTAGTCCAAGTCCATTTACAATGAGTTCAACATTGGTTGCAAGAGTCAGAGGATTACTGGCCCCTTATTTAGATCCTAGATCGCAAGTAGGCTAAGCCATGGTTGCAGCGATTTCAACGCTACGCGCTACAGTTGCAGCAGCTCTAGTCGATAATTCTTTATGGTCGGTGTTTAGTTTTCCACCACCTACCCCTATTGCAAACAGCATAGTTGTGAGTCCTTCCGACCCCTATGTCGTTCCTAATAACAACGGTCGCAACACGATTGCGCCTACTGCTAATTTTCTAATAAACGTCTTCGTGCCACTTTTGGATAACGAAGGTAACCTAAATGGTATTGAAGAGATGCTAGTTGCCATGTTCAATAAACTAGCGGCATCTTCTATCGTCTATAATGTAGGAGATGTGAGCGCACCAAGCGTTCTCAATGCTGCAACAGGCGATCTCTTGACTTGCACAATGCAAGTCTCAATCCTTACGAGTTGGAGTTAGTATGACTAATTTAGTCGAATGGAATAAAGAAAATGATGCGTTCCTGGCCAAAATTGGTCAGAAGCCATCCGTAGAAGCACCAGCACCAAAACCTACTAAGAAAGATGAGGAATAATCCGCATGGCAGTATATATGAGCAACGGAGTGGTTCTTACTGTAAATGCGGTAGACCTCTCAACATTGGTTAGTTCAGTTACAATCAACCGTACCTTTGATGAACTTTCCGTCACGGCGATGGGCGATTCTGGAAATCGTTATGTCAAGGGCCTAGAATCTTCAAGCATTTCTATTGAATTTTTCAATGACGAAGCATCTTCAAAGACACTTCAAACATTGAACACACTATGGGGAACTAACACAACAGTTACAGTCAAGCAAACTTCTGCTGCTGTATCTGCAACAAATCCTCTTTACACAATGACTTGCCTTGTAAACAACACAACACCAATCAACGGTGCAGTTGGAGATCTTTCAACTCAATCAGTTACTTGGAATGTTTCAGGCACAATCGCAATCACCACTTCATAATCTAAGAGAAAAGGGCTAAAGCAATGGCAAAACTCAAAGTAACAAGGGCCGATAACTCAATAACAGAGTACGAAATTACTCCGCTTATTGAATATGCCTTTGAGATGTATGCTAAAAAAGGCTTTCACAAAGCGCTCATTGAAGATCAGAAACAATCTGATGTTTACTGGTTGTGTTGGGAAGCGATACGTCGTTCGGGTGAAACAGTCAAACCTTTCGGGGAAGGATTTCTAGAGACCTTGAAATCAGTCGAGGTCCTAGAGTCTGACCCTTTAGGGTAGATCGGAACTCCCTCACCTATCTCGCAGCTTGGCTAAGCCACGAGTATGGAGTTCCGTTTCAATCCATTGTTGAACTATCTTCAATGGCTTTCAAAGCACACATAGAAGTGCTGAAAGATTTAGCGAAAGAGAGAGAAGATGCCAGTCGTAGAGCTCAGAGGAAACGCTGAACTACGCAAAGCCCTTCGTCGATTCGCTCCTGACCTTGAAAAGACTTTGCGAAAAGAACTTGGTGCTGCCCTTAGGCCTGTTGTGAAACAAGCCAAGGGATTCGTACCAATCGATTCTCCAATGTCAGGCTGGGCTCCTCGTTCATTCTCAGAGGCTAGATTTCCTTTTTACAATGCCAATGAAATCAAACGTGGCATTAGTTATACAACTTCTGTAGGCAAAGTCAATCGCAATGGATTCTCATCGATGGCTGCTATTCAAAATAAATCACCAATCGGTGCTATCTATGAAGGTGCTGGTCGTGTCGGGCCACAACGCTGGGTAGGCCCTAAAGCTGGTGGCAGCAGCAAAGGTGTAAGTAGATCATCTAACCCTTATGCTGGTCGTCAGTTTCTTGACAACCTTCCACCATTAGCATCAAGTCTAAAAGGTAGAGGTCGTTTGATTTATCGTGCTTGGGGAGCCAATCGTGGTTTAGCAGAAGGTGGAGCCATGAAGGCAATTGACAAAGCACTTACACAATTTAGATCTAGAGCAGCCACTACTACATTTAGTAGGGTCGCATAATGCAAGCCAGAGAAGAAATCGTAATTGGTAGTAAGTTTGATGCCAAAGGATTCAAGCAAGCAGAAACTGCTGTATCTAAACTAAACAGTCAAGTCAAGACATTAGCAGGCTCACTTGGTATCGCTTACGGTACTCAGGCCCTTGTTCGCTTCGGCAAAGCAGCTGTTACTGCATTCTCGCAAGACGAGGCAGCAGCTAGGAGACTATCGACTGCGGTGGATAACTTAGGCATTGCCTTTGCTAATCCTGCTATTGATAAGTTTATTTCAAACCTTGAAAGTTCAGCAGGAGTTGCAGACGACACATTACGACCTGCATTCCAAGCCTTACTTACAACTACTGGATCACTGACACAATCACAAAACCTGCTCAATAATGCGATAACAATTAGTCGTGCCAGTGGTATTGATTTAGCCACAGTCTCACAAGATTTAGCCAATGGTTATGTAGGCATAACACGAGGACTTAGAAAGTACAACACAGGACTGACACAGTCGGAACTAAAGACCAAGTCATTCTCTGACATTCTTGGCAAACTCCTAAAGCAATCCACAGGCGCAGCTAATGCCTACATGGACACAACATCATTCAAGTTTGATGTTCTAGGCGTAGCAGTCGATAACGCCAAAGAAAAGATTGGCAAAGGTCTTGTTGATGCCTTTGCTCGCATGGCTGGTGGCACTGAGACAAGTGATGCAGTCAAAGCAATCAATAGCATTGCTACTGGTATCAATGGCATCACACTAGCCACAGGTACTGCAATTGGTGGTATCACAGGCGTTCTAGGATTGTTGAAAAATTTACCTAAAAATATCTTTGGCGGTTTTGCTGGGAAAGTTGGTGGACTGCCAGCACCTAAACCATCTGGTCCTACCAAAGAAGAAGTTAATGAAAAGAAGCGAAAAGAACTTCTTGCCAAACTTGAAAAAGATGCAGCTAAAAGAGCCAAAGACTTAGCTGCTGCCCAAGTTAGAGCACAAAAGGCATTGCTAGAAGAACAAAAAAGAATTGCCCTAGTCAAGAAAGCCTCAGGCATCTTTGACCTAGATCAGATACAAATCGCTGCTGCCCTAAAGGGTAAGATTTCAGAAGAAGAAAAGAAGCGCCTTGAATTACAAGCAGCCATTATTGGTGGCAATAGCACTGAAATCATGAAGGCTGCTAATGAATTGCTCAAAGTTGAAGGCATTACTGCTGGTCTTACAATCTGGCTTAGAGACTTGCCTAAGGCTAAGAATCCGTTTGAGGACTGGATTACTTACCTCGACGAAGCGCAGCGCAAGGCTGCTATCTTGGCTGCAACCCTTGGCATGAAACAAAGCGCAGCAGCAGCAGCTGCCGCAGCAGAAACTAATGCAAACAAAGATATTCCATCTACAAACACGCTTCCAAGCCTTTCTTCATTGTCAAGTAATGCAGAAGTGCGCAACCCTATTTCGGGTATTTCTGGCGCTGCTGGCATGTTTGCACCAACAAACAACGTCAATGTTGTAGTTCAATTAGACGGCAAAACTGTCGGTGAATCATTCAACTACTTCCAAGAAACATCAAGTCAAAATGGCGGTTCTGCTGGACAATGGACAACCGTTAGGCCGATGTAATGGCATTGCCAGCAATCCTCAATGTTTCTATCAACTTTAGTAATGGCCCTCAATTTGGAAACCCGTTCACTCTAGATGATCCGATTTATGGCAAGCTTGGCGGTACTGGCGTTCTTGCTGACAATGCTGCATATATTCTAGATGTCAGCGATAGTACCGTAAAGATAGACACCAGACGGGGCAGAAACATCAACCAAGACCTTTATGAGGCTGGTACAGCAGTTGTGAGGGTTCTCGACCCTAACGGCATATTCGACCCCCAGAACGTCTCCTCGCCTATATACGGGCTAATGCAACCACTGCGCAAAATACGCATTAGCGCACAACAGACTTCTAGTTCCAACACTTACTGGATATTCTCTGGATACACAACTGACTATAAGTATACCTATCCAGTCGGACAAGAAGTAAGTTACGTTGATATTTCAGCAGTCGATGGCTTCCGCTTGTTCAATATGTCCAACATCACGACAATTACAGATGGCACAGCAGGTCAAGCAACTGGCACAAGAATGGGCAAACTGCTCGACATGGTTTCATGGCCATCAAACATGAGAACGCTAGCAACGGGCGATTCAACCTGTCAGGCTAGTTCTGTTGATACCAGTGTTAGATCAGTGCTACAAAGTGCGAGGAACATAGAGCAATCCGAGTACGGGGCTTTCTACATGGACGTGCTTGGCAACGCAGTGTTCAAGTCTCGCTCACAGGTTCTAGCAGCTGCTGCTGCTGCTCCAGTCGTATTCAATCAAGATGGCACTGGCATCAATTATGCAAACGTGGCATTCGCCTTTGATGATAAGCAAGTAGTCAATAACGTGTCAGTTCAACGCACTGGTGGAGCAGTCCAGACTGCCAGCGATGCGACAAGCATTACAACGTATTTCCAACATTCACTTTCATACTCCAACCTTATTGTTGAATCAGATGCTGAGGCACTGAACATTGCCAAGGCTTACGTTGCATCTCATAAAGACACGACTATTCGCATTGACTCACTGACTCTAGACCTTATGACTGCAAACTATGACGCTGGTGTAACAGCAGCTCTTGACCTTGATTACTTTGATCAAGTGCAGATAACTAACCTGCAACCTAGCGGATCTACAATAACTAAGACTCTCCAAGTCCAAGGCATCGCTCATGCGATTACACCTAACACTTGGAAAACAACCCTAACCACGCAAGAACCTATTATCGATGGATTCATTATAGGAAGTTCCCTATACGGTATCCTTGACACTAGCGTTTTATCATACTAAAGGAGTAATAAATGGCAGCAGGATTAGGCTTCAAAACCTTCGCCACTGGTGACGTTCTATCAGCTGGTGACACTAACGGGTACTTGATGCAGGGAGTATTGGTCTTTGCTGATGCAGCTGCCCGTACTGCTGCAATCACTTCACCACAAGAAGGACAGACTTCATATCTCAAAGACACTGACGTTATTCAGGTCTATAGCGGTTCAGCATGGGTCACTAAATCTGGTGGCGCATCACCACTGACAACTAAAGGTGATCTTTACGGTTATTCAACAACTGATGCTCGTGTAGCAGTTGGTACTAACGGTCAAGTATTGACAGCAGATTCATCTGCTGGTACGGGGCTGGCTTGGGCAACTCCAGCAGGTGCAATGACACTTATCAACACAGGCGGAACTGCATTCTCTGGTACTTCGATTACTATTTCGTCAATTCCTGCAACTTACAAAACTCTTTATCTTGTTTGGATTGACGTGTATGCAAGTGCGCTTACCTCAATGTATTGCAGAATAAACGCCGATACGGGAGCCAATTATTCTTCTAGTCGAGTAGCACAAAATAACGCTACAGGCTCATTTGCAGCAGACCCTGCTACTGCTGCTGGTTTAGAATTAGCGCTTTATGTCGGTGCCGCTAATACAAATTTGCGCAAGTGTTTCGGTACTGCAACATTTACAAATTACACAGCAACTACTGAAGTGGGAGTTTTTAGCAATTATATCGGCTGGGCTTCAACAACTCTTTCAGGTGGTACTGCTCAGGGTGTCTATAACAATGCCGCTGCTGTAACTTCAATAACACTTAAAACTGATACTGCCCAAACATGGAGTGGTGGAACTGCTTATCTATATGGAGTGAACTAATGACTAAACCAATGATTCGTATTCACGATGTAATTACAGGCGACATAACAGACCGTGAAATGAACGATGCAGAATATGCCCAACACTTACAAGATGTTGCAGCAAGCAAAGCTAAAGCTGATGAAGCTACGGCTAAAGAAGATGCTAAGGCTGCACTCTTGGCTAAGTTAGGCATCAGCGCAGAAGAAGCTGCACTCCTACTTGGATGAAACCAAGACTAAGTAAAGCTGCTTCACAACTTAGATTGCAGATAGATGATTCCTTCGCGGATAGAGATAGAACATCAGACGGCTGGGTTGGGGATACCAGACATAGTAGAACTGTCTCTGATCACAATCCAGATGCTGAGGGTTGGGTACGCGCCATCGACGTTGATGCTGACTTGTCCAAGCAGAAAGGGCAGTCCGTATATCTGGCAGATCAGATACGACTTGCTGCTAAGAATGGCGAACGGCGAATTACTTACATTATCCACATGGGAAAAATTGCTAGTGCAAAGAAGCGTTGGGCTTGGCGCAAATACGATGGCATCAATGCTCACAACCACCACATTCACATCTCGTTTGCGAAAGAAGCTGACAATGATGGTGAGTTTTTTCAGATACCTATGCTAGGAGGCAAAGATGAATGAACTAAAGACAGCAGCAGGTTCTTGGGGCAGAGCCTTTCTTGTAGCAGTATTGAGCAT